CGAGTTTCAATACTCGATCGAGGCGCGCGGTGCGGCTGGCTTCGGCCTCTGGCAGAAGGCACACCGCTGCACGAACACGCTCAATGCCGACAACTACGCCGCCGTCAATTTGGCCATGCGTAGCCTAACGGACGATCAGGGCGAAAACTACGAGCTGCTGTCCGATCCGGCCACCACAATCGTTCTGGTGGGTGTCTCGAACAAGGACGCCGCCGAGAAGCTGTTCGAAGAAGAGTACACCGCCGCAGGTGTCAAGAACCCCTACTACAAGAAGGCGCAGGTCGTTTACTCGGCCCGCCTCCCTTAGGAGCGATAATGTTCCAGACACTGCACATCCGCGCCCGCTCGACCGGCCCTCAGCGCAGAGCGGGTCTGATCCTCACACCGATCGGGTCGTGGATCGAGCACACGCTCGATGATGGTGACCAGATCGTTACGGCTCAGACCCTGAAGGCCCTGATTGCCGACCCGGCCATCACGGTCGAGCTGGGCGAGGCGAAGCCGGACGGCGACGGTTATAACTGGCATCCGGCCCCGCCGCTTGAGGCCCTAGACGAGGTCATTGCCGCGCTCAGTGTTCTCGATCAGGCCGCGCAGGCCCCGGACCCCGAAGACGCCCAAGATACCCCCCCGCAGAGCGAAGGGGCTGAAGAAGCTCAGCCTCAACCAGACGCGGGCGCAGGCAGCGCAGAAGGCGCAGCCGCCCCGACCAACGGGGGCGATCATGCCGCGACCGATAATCAGCCTGAACCGGCTGAGGTCGTATCGCCGGAGCCGAACGCTCCGGAATCGGGATCGGAGGCCGGTGATGCGCCGGCCCCGGTACCGGCAACCAAGCCTGCCAAGGCACCTAAGGCTAAGTAAGCGTACCGCGTACCCTGATCCTCCGGATCACTTTCCTCCCTGTAACTGCGGTCGGTGGCCGCGCTTAGAAAGCCCCACCGACCGGTTCTTTTCGGAGCCCCCATGAAGTTCTGCCGCCATTTTATCACCTTCGCCGCCCTGGCGCTGATGACCGTCGCCTCGGCCCTGTTCCTGACGCCCATGGCCGTCAACCCGATCAGTCAGCAGCCTCTGTCTGTTCTGGCCTTCCTGATCGTCGCCGCCGCCCTCGTGGTTGGCGTGTCGATCGCCGCCTTCCTCTTGCGCTCCAACCTGCTGGCCTTTGTCCAGGCGATGGCCTTCCAGCTCGAGCGACAGGACAAGGCCGTCGCCGCCTGAAGTTCCTTGACGATTGAAAAGTAAGAGGCGGTGGGCAAGCCGCCGCCTCTTTGTTTTCCACCGTTTAACCGCCTCTAAGAGCCCCTTAAGTTCCATGTACGCCACGATCTCTGACCTGCGCATTCTGGTCTCTGAAGCCGAGCTGCTTCAGCTGACGGATGATGCGCGCACGGGTGATGTCGATGAGGCCAAGGTGACTGAGGCGCTGGAGGCCGCGTCGCGGACCATCGATTCCTACGTTGCGGTGCGCTATGGCCTGCCTCTTGCCAGTGTGCCTGAGGTACTGAACACGTACTGTAAGGCGATTGCCCGTTACAATCTGCACGCCCGCAAGCCGACCATGCCTGAGCCCGTCCAGCGCGGGTATGACAACGCCATGCGTGAGTTGCGCGACATCAGCGCCGGCAAGGCAGTTCTGTCGATCGCGGGTAAGGAAGCGCCGGCCGCTGAAAACACCATCCTGATGGAAACCTCGCCGCGTCTGTTCAGCCGCGATAGTCTGAGGGGCTTCTGATGGCCGGTGTTCAGCTTTCGCTTCAGGCCAAAGAGCTGCCCTTCATCGAGTCGGTTTTCGGGCGGCTGGAGGCGCGGCTCACGGATACGACGCCGCTGATGCAGATCCTCGCCGCCTATGGTGAGGAGTCCACGCGCTCCCGGTTCTTCGATCAGCGTGATCCCGACGGCAAGCCGTGGAAGCAGAGCCACCGCGCCCGCGTCATGGGCGGATCGACCCTTATCGATAGTGGCGACCTTGAGATGAGCATCACCCACGAGGCCGGGCCACGTGAGGCGATCTGGGGTGTGTCGCGTGTCAACAAGGTGGCGGATTATGCCGCCGCGCATCAGTTCGGCGTGACGATTGTTCCCAAAACGGCCAAGGCCCTGCGGTTCCAGTTGCCGGGTGTCGGGTTCCTGAGCGTCAAGAAGGTGGTTCTGCCGCGCCGGTCGTACCTGGGCGTCAACGCAGCTGACCGCGCTGAGATGGCCAACCGCGCCTCTGACTACATCGCTGAGGTGCTGCCGTGATCGCTGAGACCGAGAACGCCATCATCGCCCGCCTGATCGCCGCGTCGGATGCCGGCGCACTGGGCTATACTTACACCAGCGTCGAGACCTATCCCGACGACTGGCAGTCCTACTGGAAGGAGACTCCGGTCTCGAACTTCCCCGCCGCCTGGGTGACCTGGGCGGGGGCGCGGACGCTGGAAAACTATGGCGCTGAGGCGAGGCTGTCGCATTCGTTCGGCCTGATCGTTGCGGCGCAGTCCTATCGTAACCAGACGGATGTGCGTCACGGTGAAGGCCCTGCCGTGCCCGGTTCCTATCAGCTCAGCGAAGACGCTATCGGCCTGCTGCTCGGCAACAACCTCGGCCTGCCGATCGGCGGGTTTGAGCTGGGCTCGGTGCAGCTGGTGGCGCTGACGGATCAGCAGCGTCAGGCGGGCCTGTCGATGATCGCCATCGAGCTGATCACAACCAGCATCGTCGGCTCGGCCGGTTTTGAGCCTGATCTGCCCGACCTGTCTGAACCGACCGCGCCCATCGTCCTCGATGTCAAATGGGACCTGCCGCCGCGCGCCGGCATCGACGCCGGCGATACGATTTCAACCGAACCTGAAGAGGAGGCCTGAGTGACCACGCTCTATGCCACGCCCAAAGAAGGCCAGTCCGTGCGGTCACCCGACCACGGTGGCCAGTACCTGCCAGCCGAGGGGGCGTTTGTCGCCCCTTCCGCCTACTGGACGCGCCGCGAAACCGACGGCGACGTGACCCTCTCTGTTGACGCGCCGAAAAAGCGCGCGCCGCAAACCAAGGAAGCCTGATCATGGTCGCTGCCACCGATTTTCTGCAAATCCCGATCAACATCCAGACGCCCGGTGCCTATGCCGAGTTCGACGCCAGCCGCGCCGTCTCAGGCCTGCCCAAGCCGCGCAACCGCACGGTCATCATCGGGCAACGTCTCAACACGGGCTCTGTCGCTGCCGGCGTGCTCACCCAGGTGCGTTTCAAGGATGAGGCCAAGGCCTTCTTCGGGCGCGGCTCGATGCTGGCCGGGATGATCGTTTCCTATCTGGAAAACGATCCGGACGCCGAGCTGTGGGCGGTGGCGCTGGATGATTTAGTTGGAGGCACAGCGGCCACGCGCACCATCACGGCCACCGGTACCACGACCGAGGCCGGGACCATCGCCCTTCAGGTTCTGGGCGAAGCGGTCAATGTCAGTGTGGCCTCCGGGGCGGCGGCGGCAACCGTGGCAACCGCGATCGCTGCGGCCATCAATGCCAATGCCGATCTGGCCGTTACGGCCGCTGCCAATGCCGCTGTGGTCACCCTGACGGCGCGTCATAAAGGTGTGGCGGCCGGGTCGATCGACAGCCGCGACAGCTACAATGTCGGCGAAAAGCTGCCGGCAGGTCTGACGCTTGCGCACGCGGCCGGGACGGCCGGGGCGGGTAACCCGGACGTCAGTACCGCGCTCAGCGTCATCGGCGATGAGCCGTTCATGTATATCGTCCATCCCTACGCGGATTCGACCAATCTGGGCCTGATCGAAGCGGCGATCGCCACGCGGGCCGATGCGCTCCACATGTCTGATGGCATTGGTATCACGGCCCAGCCGGGCACCTTCAGCGCCATTCAGACGGCGGCGGCGGCGCGCAACAGCGAGTTCACCGTGCTGCCCGGTGTGCGGGGCCTGCTTAATCCGGTCTGGGCCTTTGTCGGTGCGCTGGCGGGTCAGATGTCGGCGTCGGCCAATGCCGATCCGGGCCTGCCGTTCACGGGTCTGATCCTGAAGGGGATCAAGGCCTTTGCGCCTGCCGACCGCTGGCTGCGCCAGGAGCGCCAGTACCTGATCGAGGCCGGGGCTTCGACGGTGATTGTCGAAAACGGCAACGTCGTCATCGACCGCATCGTCACCACGCGCAAGACGAATGCGCAGGGCTATCCGGACACCGCCTATCAGGACGCCAACTCGCTGCTGGTTCTCTATTACCTGCGCTGGTCGATGCGCAACCGCATCCGCAGCAAGTTCCCGCGCTTCAAGCTGGGTTCGGACGGCGGCACCTATGCACCGTCGGCCAGGGTGGTCACGCCTTCGGCCATCCGGGCCGAGCTGCTGGGCCTCTTCCTGGAATGGGAAGACGCCGGGCTGGTCGAAAACTTCGAGCAGTTCAAGGCAGGGCTGACGGTCGCGCGTGACGAGGCCAACCCGAACCGCGTCAACGCGCTGATCCCGCCCGACCTGATCAACCAGTTCCTGATCTTTGCGGGTCAGGTCCAGTTTCGCCGCTAAAAGGAGCCTCTGAATGGCCAACAACATCGTCCACGGTCGCGCCACGATTAAGGTCAACGGTCGCGTCCTCATGTCCAACGCCGGGGCGACCTTCGATCCGGGCGGCTACAACAAGACCACGGTCAAGACGGATCAGGGTATCGCCGGTTTCACCCGCGAAACCCGCCCGGCCAAGATCGTCTGCAAGGTACCGCTGCGTTCCGGCGACAGCCTGTCCGACTTCGAGTTCGATGACGCGACCATCACCTTCAGGGCCGATAGTGGTCAGGAATGGCTGGTGTCGCCCGCCTGGACGGTGGGTGAACCCGTGCTGGCCAACGACGGCTACGACCTCAACATCGAAGGCCCCGAAGCCAAGGCCATCTAACCCTCCAACCCCTTCTTCAGCCCCTCTTATCGAGAGACCGACACATGACCACCAAAACCTACACCCTCAAAAAAGACGGCCGCGCCGGCGAAGCCGGTGAACAGGCGCTGAAGGCCGGGCAGACCCTGACCGTGCGCGAGCTTTATGGCGAAGACCTGATCGCGTCCGACGCCTACGAAGGTGAGGCGCAAAAATCCATCTGCATGATTGCGGTGATGACCGGCCTGACGATGAAGGAGGCCGGGCGGCTGTCCGTGCCGGACTTCGCGGCGCTGAACGCGCTGACGCGGGGTTTGTAACAGGCTGGCCGCGCGACTGGGCTGACCGGCTGGGCGATATCGCCGGTGAGTTCGGCTTCGCGGCCAGCGAGATTGAGCGGATGACGTTGAAGCGGGTGCTGTTCTGGCACCAACAGGCGGTAAGGAGGATG